TCTACCCTATGCAACTACTACCCTTGATAGTTTGTGGGCGAATAAGAGCCATTGTAGTCGGTTTGATTGATACTATACAAATATCATATCCTATCCTATCCTTTACTCCCCTACCGACTCGAATTCTATACCATTCCCTATCAACCTATCGGATCGAACACAAAAAGCCCCTTAGATTAATTTCTAAGGGGCTTTCTTGCTGCTGCTGTTTACTGCCTACCTACTGCGCTGGCTGTGCATACTCTATACCCTGCGCTTTAAAGTACTCTGCTGCGCTCCTGGTTAAAGGGCCAGCAGCGCCAAAAATACTATTGTCATAAACCCAAACACATTGACCACGAACATCGAACCCATTGTCTAAACAGCTGTCAAAAAAAGCCTGTGGCAAAGCACAGTCATAGGTCATATCAGGAAAGGCTTTGTCTGCTGCCTGTTGTACTGTTGTCATTGTCTGCCTGCTTTATCTTTTCTGAGGATGAATAAAAGGATGAGTACTGCGATTAACTCCACTATGCAGCCTGCTTTTTATAGCTTTTCTGCTTATTGTTTGGTCCATGCAATGGCGCTGTGATACTGCGCTTGCTGCCTGCGCCATTGCACAGCTTGCAATACCTGCACTGTGTATTGTTTGTGATGTATAAGCAGGAGCGCTCCTGGCTGCTCTCCTGCTCTCCTGGTTGCAGTATGGTATAGGTCCTATACCCATTGTTCCAAGCTAGGCGCTTTAGTTCATCTACTTCTATACCCTGCTTTTTAGCTGTTAGGTGGTCTATAGAAGCCATTAACACAGTGTTATAACTTGGCGCTATATCCTGCCATAAATGCGTATACCCTGTATGCGCTCCTGCTGCTTTTATCAGCTGCTGCAATAGGGATAAAGGCAATAGGCCAGGATCGCCCCAACTACCTAGCCTTATAGGCGCTCTTAGCTGCGCAGGTACTGCGCTTACTGCCTGGTTGACTGTTTGTTTATATACTGCATTTAGTGTAACAGTATTGACGTAGCAGCTGGTTATCATTGCGCAGCTGCTGCAATTGGGCAGCTGCCTATTTTTAAGCGCCTCTGTGGGTTTATTATCAATAGGCAGTATGGCTAGTTGCACCATATCCCCAGTTTTGCTATTGCTGCTGCTGCGCTCGATACAATAGAGCGCAGCATATATATTGCGCTGCTGATCCTCATATATTTTTAAGCTATTCATTGTCTTATTTTCTCTTAGTAAAAGGCAATAAGAAAGCGCCCTAGGAATTCCTAGGGCGCTAATTAATGCAGCTGTGTACTTAGTTGGCATCTAGCTTTGTCAATAGCTTTGCAGCTGCCTGGTCAATAGCTGTCCTATCAGACATATACTTGGATTGCTGGCTAGCTCTAGTCAAGCCTTGTACCCAACCCCAGGTAGTGCCCTGCCTGCCCCCATGGTCTTGTGGGAATTGCTCCTGCATTATCTGCCCTGCCTGAACTACTGCTTTAGGCAGACCAGTAGCGCTAGCTACCTGGTTTATATCAAGTGTGGTCTCAGCTGCTCTATTGATCAGCTGCTGATCATTGTCTGCGCTTGCTTGCTCAGCTGCTGCAATGGTACCCGCCAGGAACGCGCGACCATTCAAGCGCGTACTGTTGGCGCTGCCCCTATGCACTAGCCGAATATTCGCGATACTTTCCGCAGACCATAGAATATGATTTCCACAGACCATAGAATAAAGGATACACTCTATATTGTAACTGGCTGCGCCCACTTCACTATTTCGCAGTATAAGCGCTCTATACATAGCGCCACTAGGCGTATCAATAGAGCGCTCCTGGTTGACCAGCAGGGCGAACATATCACGGTCTGACCCATATAGACCAGCTGGTCCGCAAGTGTCACCAATTCGAATTGACAAACTGCCTGCATCGCCTGGTAGGATGTCCTCAGCTGTTGCTGTCCACGTATCTTCTGCAGGGCAATTAGGATAAGGTCTAGCAGGTGGTACACGCCAGCCATCTATGTCTAGCGTGTTTAATAAATCTGTGACAACATCGCAGTCCCAGTATCGGCTGTACTGCTCTGAGGTTATCGCCCTGCATACTTGACCCTGCTCTGTGTCTTCAATAAGCAGGTTCCTGCTTTTATCAGGGTATTTTGGTAGACCAGTATTTAAACACTCTGCAGCCAATTCGGCAGGCAGGCTGCGCAGGTACCCAGCAGGTGCGCTTATCCCCTGCGCTAATTGACCGAGTGTATAGTTGTTCAACAACGCAGCGCCTCTATCATTAGCAAGCGCTAGCTCTCCTTCATGCGCAACTACCTGCATACCTGGAATAGGCAGCGCTCCTGTTTCGCTGCTGCGCTCTTTTCTTGCCTGCAGATTAACCTGCATATCGGCCAGGCTTTTAAACCTTTCTTCTGCTGGTCTACTAGACCATTGTGCAGCTGCTGTCATTATATGCTGCTTTGTTGTTGCGCCATTGCTTGGCGCAGGTGAGATAGATACCATTATTGATATCTCCTATAGTAAAGGATTAAAGGGTTGACAACTGGCATATCCAGTTATCAACAGAAAATATAGAAGCTATCTTTTAGGAGCGCAACCTGTTTTTTACTATCGTTTATTCTTTCCTGATATTTCCTATTGACAATATTCTGCCTGTTCATTAGCTTAACAAAACGCTATTAAACTGGTCGGCAAAAAGCGCCTCGCTGCCATGCTTATTTGCGGTAAAATGGAGTTGATTAGGGCACTGAATTCAATTTTGAAATTGAGTTGATTGCAATTTCAATTTCAAAATTGAGTTGATTAAGCGTGGGATTCCAAAAAAGAGAATCTCACGCTTTTTAAAAGGGGATGGAGTTGATTAAAGGTTTAATTTTAAATATAAAAAAGCCCCTGGCAACCGAAGCTGCTCAGGGGCACCCTTTAATCTTTACACTCCAATACTACACCGCTTCGGGTTCCTGGTCAACCCTTAATTCCAATACGTCTAAAATATCGCAGTCCAGCGCTGCGATTAGGCGCTCAATCGTATCTCGCGTAAAGTTGGTTTTATTGTTGAACAAGGATGATATGTTCGTGGGTTTAGTGTCCATTCGACTGCCTAAATCTTTGATCGACGCAATCCCCTTTTCATCCATAATTTCCAGGATTTGGAACTTCCTTAGCCGTATCATAATCCCACCTCTTAGTTTCCGCTTGCGCTTATTGCACAAGATCATTACACTGGCCTTACCATACGTTGTTATCGTAAAATATACGATACATCGCATTGCACAGCAAATGGTTATTAAAAAGGAGTAATAGGTTGAAACACACACCCCCCTGTAATATGTCATCCCCTTCCAATGTGCAGTGGTGCCTTTTAGCACTAGCAGTAGCCTATCTCTGTGCGCGTATCGTCCCTGCGCTATGGTGGAAATAAGCGATGGCAACAGAGCAAATCACCCCCCAATTATTAGCTGCACTGGCCGAACCCTTCGACTCGGATGTCATCCATTGGCGTGTAGGGTCAACGACTAAGGATAACAAGCGAGGCATGGCCTTAGCCTATGTCGATGCGCGTGATGTTATGGACAGGCTGGATCAGGTCTGTGGTGGTGCCTGGCAGGACCACTACCAGGAAGTCTGTGGTCGCGTAGTCTGTTGCATCTCAATCCACAACCAAACCCGATCAGATGGTGCTGGCGATACCGCAGTGGAAGCGGAGAAAGGCGGCTTGTCGGATGCCTTTAAGCGTTCAGCCGTTAAGTGGGGCATCGCACGTTACCTATATCGACTACCGAATGAGTGGGTGCAATTAGATGCCAAGAAGAAGATCCTGCAGCCTCCTACCCTGCCGCATTGGGCGCTACCATCGGGCGTGGTGTCGGAGCAAGACATCGACTTTGAGGCTACTGAAAAGCAGCCCCAGGAGGATATAAGCAACGCACACCGTGACCTCGTAAGCGCCATCAAGGACACAGAGTCAGTTTTAATCTCTAACCATCAAATCCCTTCGATAAAAATGCGAGACATGGCACGGAAAAAATACCTCGGTGTGACTGAACTGTTAAACGCCAGCGAGGAAAAACTAATGGTCTACTATGATGAGATGATGCGCTTCGGGGGAAACAATAAATGAATAATTCGGGACGCTGGACCAGTAGCATACCCCCTGAGATTACGCAGCTGCTATCCGAACCCTATCCTAATTGGGATTGGCAGGTAAGAGACATCGAAGATGAAGAATGGTTTGTTGCTCGGCTGCTGGACAACAACAAATGCGAACGTATCGTCGCTGGTCGCGTAGCTGTCGTAGCAGAGGGACCTGAACATGGATGAAGAGAAAGAGTTTTCGAACTCAGTAAAGCCACTCCAACACTACCATCATTAGGGGATAATTAGATATGACCAGTATCAACTTCGTAGCACTCTTAGGGGAAATTAAAGATGAGGTCAGGCACAATACAACAACGAATTCCCAGGTTGCCAACTTTACTTTAGTCACGCGCAAAAAAGCTCACCCCAACGCAAAGATTGATTGGATCAGTACCTACCACAACGTCACTGCATGGGGTCGAATGGCTGAAACAGTACAACACTGCAAAGAAGGAGATGCGGTCCAGGTCGATGGGGCCATTGAAACTGAATCGTGGGACGATAAGAAAACAGGGACGAAAAAATATAAAACTGTGATTAAAGCCAATAATTTAACACTTATGGACGAAGAGCAGGCTGCACCCCCATCGCGTGCTAATGAAATACAGGAGGAATTAGATGCCCCTTTCTAAGGCGATACCCTCGCCAGGTCGTAGGTCGCGTAACAAGGGTGCCCGTGTAGAACGTGAGATCGTCGCGTTACACCAGGCACTCGGCGTAGATGCTGAGCGTGTGCCCCTATCAGGGGCTGCAGGCGGCAGTTTCACAGGTGATGTCATCGTGGATAAGCGCTTTCGTGTTGAAGTGAAAGCACGCAAGAATGGGGGTGGCTTTGCCCTGATCGAACGCTGGCTGGAAGGCAACGATATGCTCATCGTTAAATCAGATCGTAAAGAGCCACTTGTCGTTTTGCCGTGGAACGTCTACGGCCAGCTGATCACGGGAGAGTAGATGTATAATAATCACGCACCCGAAGACGTTGATGTAGAGCAAGCCCTGCTGTCTGCTTGTATGCAGCGCAGCAGTGCCATCAGTGACTGCGTAGACAAGGGCATAGAGGTTGAAAGTTTCTGGACCCCTACCAACCAAAAGATATGGTTGGGCCTGCAAGATGCGATGGTCGCAGCACCAGGCGGCACAGACTCTATCGACCCCATGCAGCTGCTACGCTTCGTTGGTCCCAGGGCACCTGAGATTAGCGTAGTAGACCTGACTAAGCTGTTCACATTAATGGGCACCTCGCATAACGTGGCGTGGCACGCGCAGACCTTATTAGACCTACAGCAGCGGCGTAAGTTGGTCGAGATGGGGAAAGCCATGTCGCACCGTGCTGTGGATATGTCGGATGATCCTGACGATTTGATCTGCGATTTAGAAGAGCAACTCCTGCGCAACACACGGAGTGATGAATCGGGGTTGATCGCCCTAACACAGGCAATCGATGAAACAGAACATTGGGCACGCCAAAACAGTGGCGTAGGCTTGTTGGGTCACAGTACAGGATTCGGCCAATTAGACACGATCACTAATGGCCTGCAGCCTGGGCAGGTTGTTATACTCGCCGCACGCCCATCGAAGGGCAAGAGCGCCTTGGCCTGGCAGATCGCATCCCATATAGCATATAATGGACCCGTAGCGTATTTCTCGTTAGAGATGGACGCACGCAGCTTAGTACTGCGTGCGCTATGCCAACAGACTGCAATACCGATACCCGATCTGGCACGGCACCGAATCCCACCCGAAGCACAAGGCTCGTACGATGCGGCAGTAGCCAATCTGCGCACACAACAACTACACGTAGATGAACGTGGTAGTGTGACGATGCACGCCTTGAAAAGTCGCTGCAAGCGTCTGCACCGCAAACAGCCGCTCAGCCTCATCGTCGTAGACTACCTCCAGTTGATGACTGCTGCACAAGCCAATACGCGAGAACAAGAAGTATCGCAGATTAGTCGCTCCTTAAAAGCGTTAGCAATGGATCTTGGTGTGCCCATCTTGGCAGTTGCTCAGCTGAACCGATCCATTGAAATGCGGCAAGGGGAGCAGTCGCGCCCCACCCTATCAGACCTACGAGACTCAGGACAGATCGAACAGGATGCGGACATCGTCGCTATGGTGTGGTGGGCCTGGGAACATTGCTCAGACCTGGTCGATGGCGAGTGTGAACTGATCGTGCGTAAGAATCGCAATGGACCCCTCGGTACTATGATCATGGATTGGAAACCTACGATGGTGAGGTTTAATGAACGCAGTGAATAGCCTACAAGCCATACTAGTGCCTGTGTTATCGTCTACACAGCAACGCGAACTGGTTAGACGCTGGCAAGAAGAGCAGGACCAGGCGGCACGCGACCAGTTAGTGCGTATGACCATAGCTCTGGCAGCGAAAATGGCGAAGGAGCGAGATTGGGTGTCGAAAGAATTTGACGATGCTATGCAAAATGCAGCGCTGAATCTGATGATTGCGATTGACAAGTTCGACCTCAGCACGCCTTGGAATTTTTCGACCTATGCACGCCATTGGATACTGAAATCCTTTGGTGATACCATTTCGGAAAACCATGCGATACCATCGCATGTCGCATTGCGCAGGAAGAAATTAAAACAGGTGGAAGATGATGCGCAGAAAAAAGGGGCCTCACCGCTGCGTGCTGCGCAGGTCGCGTATGATACACAGACACGGGACGATAAGTTTCGCCTCAGACATCAATGCAATATTGATGATGTGAATGAAAGGTGCTTTGCGACTCAGCCAGAAGAGAAAATAGATGTACGGGATATGCTTAATAGTGTGCGCGATCAACGACAACTGACCATTCTACGATTCAACATGGGATTGATCGGCAGTAGACCGTGGAAATTAGCGCACATCGGCAGGGTGATGGGACTGACCAGGGAGAGAGTTAGGCAGTTACGCGAAGTGGCATTGAACGACATTCGGTGTGGTGTGTCGAGATAGTGGCAGTGGGGAGACTGCGCTATTACACCACACTTGGGGTGGGCAGTATTGGGGAGTGCTGCCCACCCCCTTGCTTAACTACGAGGCAACATGATTAGTGTGACACTGAGCCAGGATCAGCTAAAGGGTGCGCTGTATCATGCGCAGCTGAACTGTGGACAGGGTATCGGTGGTATGAATTCACAAATCCATACTACCCCTATGCGCCGACAACGCATGGGGGTAGATCAGGCTACTGGTCAGGTCGCTATGTGTGCTGTGGCAAAATACTTACATGGTGATGCAGATCGATACTTTACGACCAGGTTCTTTAGAAACCTGGACCCGAATGTATCAGATGGTGGATACGACTTAGGGTGCGCTAATATCGATGTAAAAGGTGGGTTTATGCGGGGGTCTACTGATCCGCAGGACTACAATCTGTTAGTGCGTCCAAGAGAAGTGCATGACGATTGGGTCTACATCCATTGCCTGATCCATCATACCAATGAAGATCCCAAAACGTGGGTTACTACCCCTCCCACGATCACCATCACAGGTTGGGCTGCATCAGATGACCTGCCTACGACTCCTAATGCAGATGGTCCCTTAAAAGGGGCGTTAGCAATCCCTGTTCCGAAACTAAACCCTCTCCCACCCATCCGATACGATTGGTTTCATCATGGATTCGTTGCGAGAGAGGATACTTGAACATTTGGCCGAACACACAAAAGAGAACCAGGTAATATTTTTTGAACCGCCTGAATTAGACGAAGCGCTTATAGGCATCGCCATCCGCATCGGATTGTCGGTGCCAGCCTATGACTACGATAAATTGATCGATGTCTTCCAGCGAGTGAATAACTGGTCATACGAGGACGCTATTGAATGGATGGAAGTGAACACAATGGGCAGCTATGTGGGACCCGACACGCCAGTGATCGTGTGGAGACCACGTTAGCGCAGCTGGATCAGATGCAGCGGTGGCACCACGAAAAATATAGAGTCACACGGCATCCACAGGTCGAGCCTGGCGAGGATCGCTGGACCTGCACCTGTAAGGGGTATCACTACCGATCCAAGGTAAAACTAAACTATCACTGCAAACACATTGTGAAGGTACGAGAATGGCTAATAAAAAAGGTATAAAGAAAAAGATTGATGATCCATTAGAGGTCAAAACGATTGGCGAGGACCTGGATTTGTGTACAAAAAATGCAAAAAAGGTCGGTCACTATATGAAAGAGGATGTGACTATCCACTCCCTTGGTAAAGGAAAGGCGAAGCGCTACTTTTTTCGTCTAGCCAGTGATCCCCGTGAAGTCTCGGAGTATTCTAAAATCGAAGCAATAAAAAAGCACAGGACAGGCGCTATGCCCACCCTGTGCTAATCGCAAATCTGCCCCCCCCTTGGAAACAGAAATGCTATGCCTTTGCGTCTACATAGGCTTGCCCTAATACGTAGGCTGCAGTCACCATTGCCATCGGCCAGGTAAGCTCTACCACCCCCGTGCCTGCTGCTGCCGCTGCGACTGCGGTTACG